GAAATAAGACCAACAAGTGCTATAGTGAATAATGTTACAACTGTTGCTTTAAAGCCAGAAATAGGTAGAGCAAGAATAATATTTCAAATAGATTTCCAAACATTCATGTCGGGGAACATACCACTATATGAAACAAAACAATACAGATACAACCAAAAACATTCCACATTAGGTGCAGACATGATAAAGATGATTTATTACAAACTAAGCATGATAAATGAATGCTCAACTGAGCGCCTACAAATACCATTTGATTTTCCAGATTTCGACTTACACCTAACAAAGCAAGAACAGCAAACTAATATGGACAGACTCTTCAACTTGTATAAGATATCAAATATAGCTTCACAAGAATATTCTGTATTCAAGAATAGAATTTATACTTCACCTATAAAGTTAAATTACAACGGCAAAATCAGAACAATACCTAGTAACAATATTAACATATTACAAACTGGAAGACCAGATACATCGGAAGCAGGGAAACAATCAAATTATAGAGCAAGGGCAACAGTTACACATGTGAGAAATTTACTTGGGTTAGAAACAAATGACTTTTACTGGGCACAAGGAGACGATGTTGCATTTTCTGAATTTAATAGATCATCAACTTTAATAACGTTAGGAATTATGGCTGCTTTTAACGTTATAGCAAAGCAACATAAATATTGGGTCAAACAAGGAATAACTGAATTTTTAAGGGTAGCATATACTAAAAACGGGGAATATTCAATGCCAAATAGAGCTGCAATTGCACTACTATATGAAAGACCAACAAATTACGGTTTCAAAACGAAATTAGATATAATTACTACACTGTGTGCAGCAGTAAGTTTGATGATCTATAGAGGCTTAGAAGAAATAAATTTAAAAGCAGTTCTGTTAAATAAATTAACATCAATGAATATATTTGGACAAAGCGCAATTATATTAGCGAAAATACCTGCGAGTAACGGAGGACTGGGATGTTGGCCTTGGATAAGTGAAATAAGGCATGACCTAGCAATAGAAAAAACGGATACGAACTCGCCAATTAGACAATATATTAATATTGTAATGGAGAATGTTGATGTTGAAAAAATGAAAGAGAATGTACAACCATATGTTAGAGAAAAGAACGACAAATACTCAATTAGTCTAAATAAGGCATACGTGGAATCAATAATACCAAACATTATATCATATGATATACAAAAAGAGACAAGACTGCAAATAAAAGAAGAAAATTGGAAGATAAGGAAAATCAGATCGACAATTTCACATACAGATATAAATATAGCTATAAACAATTTACTAGTTGCAACAATAACGAGACGGAAATTTATGTTGGCATTATTAAACACCATTGATGCTACAATGGGTATTAAAGAACTAGAACTAGTTTTTGAAGAAATAAAACGAAATCAAACAGAATTACAATTTATGAGAGACGAAATTAAATGGGATGACTATAATTTGATACATGCTACAGGATTAAGTTCAGTGGATAGTCTAAAGTTAATGATGAATAGAGATAAATTACAGTCATCAGCAATACATATGTTAATTAAAGTTGGGAACCAAACTATAGGCTTAAGAAATATGATCGAATATATTTCATCAGGGCAAAATAGAAATACAAATTACTATTCAATGAA